GTCCTTTCGGTCTATAGGTCTCATTATATGCCCTGCTGATTCTGCGAAAACCTAGAACCCGTGAAGGTTCTAGGCGTGAGAGTCACTTCTTGGTAGAGTTCTGTCGGAAGATCTTCTCGATCTCGGCCCAATCTTCTTCGAGATACTTCTCTACATCGTCGATCTCCCGGGTGGACGGAGTCGAGGTAGCCTTAAGGAGATGCCGCTGGTGGCGGACAGTCTTCTTGAGCGCCTTGATCTGCTGGGCCTGGGAGTAGACGGTGTATAGAAACATGACGAAGGAGACGAAACCAAATGCGATGAAGATGTTGGACATGGCGAATTCCTTTCGTGAGGGGTCTCGTTATAGGGTTTGCAAAATCCGCGTTCTAATTTTCCCACCCGGGAATTTTTGGATTTCGAAAATCAGAACGTTTGCGAAAAACCTAGAACCCTTGTGAGGTCCTAGGTTTTCGTGTCTCAGATGCGGATCTTGGCGACGAATCCGAGTGCCTTGGAGGCGACGGGGAAGATCTGCTCAGCCTTCACGATGGCGAGGATTCCAAGGATGGAGCCGGCGGCGCCCACCACAGCATCGGGGCTGGGGCAGAAACGACGGTGTTTTGCGTCTTGAATCTGCTCGAGCTCCTTGATGCTGCGGAGAGCTTCGCGATAGGCTTCACTGTCGGGATCCATGCCGTCGATGAAAGCGTAAGCCTCTTCGAGGGCCTTCTTGGTGTTCGGCTTGTTGTCGGACATGGTATTCCTTTCAAATGAGGGGTATCATTATAGACCATGTCGATCCCGCGGATCGTCAGACCTCGGAGACCTTCAGAGTGGCCGTGTCCTTCTTGGTCATGTCCTGAGCAGGGGTCTCCAGAGCAGCGTAGACCTCCTGGTTCTTGTGGTCCACATGGAGCACGCCGTCAACCTCGGGCTCGTAGTTCTTGGACGCAAGACCGAGCAGAGCGCCCAGGAAAGTGTCGAGAGCGGTGATGGTACCCACAACCGCCTCAGTGTGAGGGAAACCCCACAAACCCGCCAGGGCGAGATACAGGGTGGCGAGGGCAGGAAGCAGAATCTGAGCAATCCACTTCAGAGTGTTGTAGGTCTGATTCGACAGCGACATAGCGCTTGTCCTTTCTTCGGGTGTCAGGAAAATGGATCGGAAGCCGGTTCACGGCGTCCATTACCTTTTCGGCAGTCCCGTTTCCGCCGAAAGTGTGGTAGGGCTGATACAGATACTTCTGCAAGTCCTCAAACTCATCGATGGTGATGTAACCACGGGACAGATATGCGGTTCCCATAGCCACGATCTGGTTGTGCGCTAGACCCAGCATCAGCTGCGTCTTGGCATCATGCCTTTCCGCACGTTTCTGGAGATACGCCCAGAGACCAGTACTGGTGAGAACGGAGCCGAATATGGTGATCACCAGCTCCACAGTATGAGACATTTAGCCTCCGATAGAAACGATTGGGCGCACCCCGTACTTCTCGGTCCACTGGGCCCAAGTGACTCGACGCTGGTCGCCGTAGTACAGGCCGAAGTAGTCCTTAGAGATCTGATCCCGGAGCCAGAAGGACTCGCCCGGGGTCGGAATCGGGTTGCCTACACGAAAATACGAGAACTGACGAGAAATGGGGCCGATAGTGTGCGTGTCACCGTTGATACGGTTGTGCACAAGATATGAGCCGAACATCTCGAACTCAGACGGAATGGTGAGTTGCGGGTACTCCCAGGTCCAGTCCTTCTCCGTGCGCTCCCAGGCATTCCCGGTATTCTCGTATCCGTGCGGCTCCATAACAGGGAACGTCCGGAAGTCCGACATGGCGAATACCTGGGTAAGCGTGGAGAAACGAACCATGCCATTGGAATAGTCCCGTCGCATCTTGGAGCCGTTCCAGCCGTATTCGCACCATCCCGACTCGCCGATATTGTCGATTCCGAGGTTGCGGTCGCTCATGACCGTGATGCGGTGCTGATTCTCGCCATTCGGGTAGTCCAGCCACCGGTCGAAGTCAACAATGATCCACTTGCATGAATTATCGTTGTACTGCCAGTAGTCCCCCAGCCACAAGCCGTCAAACGTCCCGTTTCGAATGGCAGCCTTCTGGGCGGGCGTCATGACCCGTCCCAGGTTGTTGCCCCGAGTAATGACTCGCTTGAGATTCGGGTCGTTGTTGAAGGCGTTGAGGAAATCGTTCTTGTTGTTCAGAGTGATCTGCTTGGGTTGCATGACACTCTGAGCCCACTGAGCATACTGAGCGCCGACCCTACCGCGGCAGTCCGTGACTTCGAAGTCCGTGTTCGTCTTGGCTCCCCTGGGGACCCGAATATAGGCGACGATGACCTCGAAGGTATCATTCGTCTGGGTAGGCTGTGGAACACCTCCGCCCGAAGTTCCCTGAATAACACGAGTACCGGCGGAGCGAACGCTGGGCGTCTTGTCGACCCTGAGGGTTATGGCATCGTAACGATCGCCGTCCGTAGCGCCCTCGGTGAGCGCGTAGACCTTGTTCGCGTCGTTCTCAATCCAGTGCCCCTTGAACCAGGCGCGACCAGACTGTACGATGATCTCTCGTCCAGAGCCCTTGGCCACTTGATAGCCTCGACCCCAGTTCTGGAATATACCGTCCGAGATGACTCCGTCGAACATGCGGCCGAAGTCGTCAGCGGAGTACTTCCGGTCCCCATTGATGGAGACGAAGAATCCTGATTTCTCTGTCATGTGATGTTCAACCCCGGTTTCGACTTCTGAATATCGGACAAGGACTCGAACGTCGGATAGAAGACATCACCCTCCGAGTCTGAGGATGTACGAATGTACTCGGTCACTCGAGCGATGTCCTGCTGCCCGAACTCGTTCTGGATCTGCACGAAATCGCCCAGGAAGAAGTCCTCGTTATAGGTATACATGGACTGTTGAGCAGCCTCGCCCGAGAACATCTCGATGGGCATGTGCCGCCACAGCTCGGTGTTGCACTGCTCGTGGATTTGGCGATGGATGGATTTCGGGTCGTTAGGGAGAACGCCCTTACCCCCCAAGGAATCCTGCATCATGCCGTTAGTATGCTCGACAGATGGCGACTTGAAATATCCCTCGCGCAAACCAAGTCCGGGGGTTCCCACCGTTACGGAGTTGTTTTGCATGGCGTTATTAGAAGCACTACCGCCAAGATACTCCGCGTCGAGAGTTAGTTGTGTGGGGATTTCGAACTTGACCGCTCCCGAGAATATTTTGGTCCGCGTACCAACTTTGGACTTGAAGTAGGTGGCCTTGGATAGGTTGTCATACTTCGGAGAGAATACTACCGGTGGCCGTTCGCCCTGGTTGAATGTTCGGTTTACGCCGTTGTAGGTGTATCCGTACCAATAGTATGGGTCCTCTCCGTCGTACTCAATAGCCCAGCCGGACATGGTCAGATCCGTCAGCTCTTGGACTACCTTGTACCAGGAACCTTCCATACTGTAAGGATCCTTATCGTAATCCGGATAGGCCGACCAACCGGACGCATTTCGTATCCTCATATCGCGGACGGGTCCATCGCTACTAACTTTGATGTTGCCGATGTCCAACGATGAAACCGGGCGTCCACGGCGGATTCCCTCTGGTAATTCATCAACCGAATACCACCCGAAGCCTTTGACATGGCGCTCGTGTGACGTATCAAGGGAGTCTCGCTGCTTGAAGAGCAGATTACTGTAGTGTTTAACCACGTCCTTGACCTTACCCCGGGTTCGCTCCTCCTTGCAGAGGATAGTCCCCTCCCAAATCGGATACGGATGCATGACCCGTCGGTCTAATATAGACTCGAGACTGCGCCCGCTGACCGTCAACAGCGACTGTTTGCTATACTCGGTATTGAGCTCGATCTGCTCGATAATCATGAGCTTGTTCGTGCCCTTGGTGTACAGGTAGTAGTCGAGTTGATAGATCTGCAGGTTCTCCAGGGTTCCGGGAACCGTGAGCTTGAAATCGCCGAAGCCGTGGAACCGCTCAGTCCAGATGATGGACTTGTAGTCCTCACAAATATGCTGGAGAATCATGGATTCATCGAGAACCGCAAGGTACATGTCACACCCCCTGGTAGAGAACGTCGGTTGAGAAGTATACGTCCGTGAGATTCGGATCATTCATGGCGATCTGGAACTCGTTGACGCCAGGCCTAAGCTTCAGCCAGTCCGAGTTACGGTCCAACGCTGCTATGAACTTGTCCTTACGTCCGCCTCGATTTCGGATGATGGACTTGCGCCCTGTCCTAGAATTGACCGTGACGATGTCACCACCTACGATGGGATCGACCTTGTAGTACGTCTTGTCGAGGAATGCCCCGGTGAGCTTGAACTGGTCGCCGGAGAATGTCTCGGTCACCGTGATCGGAAGCTTGGCGCCTGGGCGGAATGTGAATACCATAGTGAACCCGGTCTCCACATCGCCCTCATAGTCGATCGTGGCGGACAATAAGCCGCGATCCTTGCTGAACTCCAGCGACGGAGACGGCTGGTCCATGAAGTCGAACTCGAAAGATGGGATCTCCCTAGACCATTCGAGGTTCTTGTCGATGCTGGTGTCCGCGTCATGCCAATAGGCATCCGGACATAGGATGGAGATGTTGATCTCCTGCTCTTTCGAGAATATATCCGCCTCAACCGTCTCGACGTACCCCTCGGTCTTGACTCTGCGCTTGTCTGTGTTGATATACACAGTCATGAGCTGCTTGATCTGGAACCAGGAGTATATGCGCTGCCTGCTGGTCTCGATGTCGGGCATGGGCAACGGCGCGAGTTTGATCTTGAGGTTCCTCATTCCCGCCCTCGCGCCGTTGAATATAGCCACATCCGTAAGAGCCAGTTCAGTCGTGTTGATCGAGGCCTTCGTAGCCGACAGGCCATCAACGGATTTGACAGCCACGCCGATCCCCCAAGGATCCCTCAGAGGAAGAACGACGCGTTGCTGTCGGTACGTAAGAAACTCGATTGACTCAATCATAGCTCGTACATGGCTCCCTTCACCTGCTCGATCTGATTGCGAGTCTGGCGGTAGATCTCCGCCTCGGACAGCGCCTTCGGCGAGTTGTTGTACTGGTTGAACACGAGACTTGTGCCCTGGTTGTACGTCTCGCTGGGGGCGGTGTCATTCGACTTTGCAGGAGTGCTAGTGACGACCCGTCCAGCAAGCTGAGCGGTTGCCGTCGACGTGAGAGTGCTGGCGATCTCCTCCTGGGGGAGGATTTCATCGAGACGACTTGCCTGCTCCTCGACCTGCGAGAGGTCCAGAACCGGTTTGATCGTCGGATCAGCATTCTCGCCGAATGCGTTGTTCCAAATATCCTTCGTGTTACCGAAGCCTTTGGATAGCGCGTCGACAGTGTCAGTGGCCATGGTGCTGGCCGCCGCGATGCCCTGCTCGGTGTTATCAGTGATACCGTTCGCAAGACCCTGCATCAAGAAATCACCGATCTCGTACATCACCCTCGAAGGAGAGTGGATGCCGAATGCTGCTTTGACCTTCGAAACAACGGTGCTGCCCATACTCGTAACCGCACTGGCGATAGAGGAGAGCTTACTGGTGATCGCGTTCTTGAGTCCGTTAACCAGCTGAATACCGGCGTTCTTCATCTGTGCAACACCCGTGGATACGAGAGTCTTAATGCCGGTGCCGATGCCCCTAGTGATGGCACTGATGAGTCGAACACCCGCCTGAGCCATGGCTTCGGAATTGTTCTCGATCGCGTCTGCAAGTCCGTTGATGAACTTGATGACGGTCTTGGCTGCTGCATCGGTGATCCGAGGCATCTCGTCGCCGAGACTGGTGATGAACGCCACGATACAGTCCGTGGCCTTCGTCCCGATCTCTGGGATCTTCTGACTCAGCCCATCCAAGAAGGATATGAGGACATCCGAGCCCCTCTGGACCAACTGCGGCATGTTATCGATCAGGGCCTGCGACAAGGTCAGGATCAAGAATATGGCACAGTCGATGAGTGCCTGGGCGTTGTCGTATATGACCTGGATGATCGCCAGGAGGATCGTGGTCATGAGCTGAACGAACGTCGGGATAGACTCAATCATAGCCTGAGCGCCAGACGTCAGGATAAGCTTGAGGTACTCGACGATAGTGCCCGAATTGTCGATGAGGACCTGCATGAAGTTGATGAAGCCCTCGCCGAGCGCCGTACCCATCGCAGGCATTCTCTCAATGAAGCCGTCGACGGCCGCGAGGAATGTCTGGACACCATCGGCGCCCGAGGTCGACAGGTTCGCAATGGCATCAACCAATTTGGCGATACCCTCGGTCGCTAGACCAACGCCCATCCCGATCATCAGGATGGCGCCGCCCAGCGCAAGGAGGCCAACCGCGGCGAACTCAGCAACATATCCGACAGCCACAAGAGCGGCCAGTCCCAGAGCCATGATGGCGATACCCTTGCCTGCTGTAGCCCAGTCCATCTCGCCCAGCATCCTCATTACAGGCGCCAGGAGAGCGAGTGCTGCTACAGTCACGAAGAGGCCCGCGGCACCGGCGAGACTTCCCCCACCGATGGAGCTGATCCCAACGAGAACGGCCAGGGCCGCTGACATCATGACCAGACCCTTGAGGTAGTCGCCCCATGGCATGGATGCGAAACTCTCAATATCGCTGGCGATGAGTTTGAGCGTTGCCGCCAGGACAAGGATCGTTAGAGCCCCGACAAGAGACTTGCCGCCGGAGAGCTTGTCACTTCCGAGTCTTTCGACCGTGAACGTCAAGGACGCCAGGCAAATATCCATGGCTATGATGCCCTTAATCGTGTCGCCCCAAGACAACTCACCGATCTCGGTTAGGACTTTCGCAATTTGTCGCATGGTAAATGCCAGCGCAAGGAATGCGAATGCCGAGGCCTTCTTGATCTTGACCGTGCCCATCTGGGACATCATGGTCATCATCTTCATGATAAGACCAAGTGCCAGAACACCCTGTGTCAGGTCCGACAGACTCATCTCACCAAGCGGCTTGACCGCATAGGCAAGGAGCATAACACCGATGCCCAGCGGAATCGCCGTGAGAGCGAACGCCAGGATATCCTTGTTCTTCTTAGTAGTCGTATCGGCCACCATCATCAGCATCTTTATGACTGCGAAGAGCCCAAGGGTTCCCTTGAGGATATCATCCCAGTCCATGGTGCCGATGTTGTTCAGCGCCTTGCCCAGTAGGAGTGCGACTCCGGCCAATACGACCAACGCCAGCATTCGCTTAGCGAGCCCCTTCGTGTCCTTGCCTTCACCGGCGCTGGACAGCTCGTCCTCCGCCTTCTTCAGCATGTTGAACATGAAATATAAAGCTGCACCAGCGGCTACGATCTTTCCTGCCGGGATCTGGGCGACGACCCAGAGCGCAGCGGCCAGAACGAGAACGGCTCCGGCGAGAATAAGGACAGTGGTGGCCTTGACCTTGGCGGTCGTAGCCTCCATTGATTCCTTGAACCCGTCGATGACGTCCTTGACACTGCCGAGAATTCCAGCGAAGTTGGATCCGGCTTTGCCCCACTCCTTGAAGGTGTTGATAACATTCCGGGCAATCGCGAGGAATGTAACCAGAGCGCCCGTCTTGAGGATGGCGTCGAATATGCCCCCGTAGTCGCCGTTGTCGGCCATGTTCTTGAGCTCAGCAAATGCGCCCTTGAACGGCTCGATGAGGGCCTTGGCGGCGATGACCGCGTAGTGGCCGACGGTGGACAGAACCTTGCCGATGCCGTGGATAAGCTTGACGAAGTTATGCCACCCGGACGTAGCCTTGTCCTTGAGCTCAAGGTTGGCGATGAACTCCTTGGTGGTAGTCCAGCCGTACTTGACAGACTCGGCGTACTCGCCCATGAGCGTCTTGAGGTCGCTGAACGCCTTATGGAACGGTTTGGTGTCGAAGTCGAAGTTCAGAGTCGCCAGATTCTTGAGGACGCCCCAGACACCGGCTCCAAACGACGAAAGAATACCGCCGAGGGACGACAGCCAAGCAATATCGGGCCCATTCTGCATGGCCTCAGCCCACTCGCTGAACTTTGTGGACACCTCGTCGTAAAGCGCGGCCAGTCGCTCCATCTTAGGAGTCAACCAGTCGCTGACGACGATGGCCTGCTTGTTGATGCACTCAGTCAGCCAGTTGATAAAGCTGGTGAGCTTGTCGATCGCTGGAATAAGATGGTCGGCCAGGTGCTGCCCCCAGAAATACGACTTCTTAAAGGCAGACTCGAACAGGTCAACGATCTTATTCTTGAGCTTGGTGAACTTGGATTCGTTCGCCTCGGCTGTCTCGCCGGCCTCATCCGTGGAATCGCTGGCGATACCGAGCGCCTGACCAACCTCCTGGGCGCTCTCCTTGAGCTCCCGGAAAGGACCGACGATGGCTTCCTTGATCCCGGAGCCCGCAGACCTCAGAGCCTCCCACAGACCATCCCAGGCCTCCTTGAGGCGCCTGAGACTAGGCGTGATCTCGTCGTGGAACCCCTCGGAGAAGTTGCTCCAGATGCGCTTCAATCCGGCGCCCGTCCAGGTGATGGCCTTGATTACGTTCTCGGCGACATTCAGGCTGTCATACCACTCCTGAACGGCCGCAATATGATCCCTGAGTGTCGAGGACCATCCTGCGGTGTGCCCGGTCAGGTTGGAAATGATGGCGCCTAATCCCTTGAGGGCTCCGCCAGCGATCCATCCGATAACCTTGGCGAAGTCGGTGAGGACTAGTACCCCTATTTTGACGATTCGGAAGAACGACTCGAAGTAGTTGCCGATCGACTCGACTGTAGCCTCGCTGGGGACCAACTTAGCCATGAAGTTGGCGAATGCCTCGGACATTGCGTACAGACCCTCGGCGGACGGGCCGCTGAAGACCTGCGAGAACGCCTGACCGATGCGCTGCAGCGGATCCCACATGGCGTGGAACAAGGAAGCGAGGCCCTCGAGGACCTTCTCCCTACCGCCGAGGTCCGCCCACCCCTGGAGGAGGGCGTTCCGGGCGTTACCCATCTGTGTGATGACACCGCTCGGACCCGTGAGGAAGGCGCCGACCTTGGTCCACAGTTCCTTGGCCTGCTCGAAGTCACCAAAGATGATTCGGAACGACTGAGCCCAGGATGAACCGAGCTCCTCACCGATGACGCCCATCAACTGCGAGAATGTCTTGATGTCCTGAGCCGCGGACATACCGGTCTTGGCCAGTTCCTGGATCTGAGCGACCTGCTCTTCGGTGTACCCCATGGAGAGAAGCTGCTCGTCAGTGTACTCACCGGCCATCTGCTTCAGGGTCTCCATCATGATCTCCTGGGTCAGCCACCCCTCTTGGAGGGAGAGCCTGAACGACCCGTTCTTGGCGATCATCTCGTCGACGCTCTTGCCATGAACCTTGGCAGTCTGGATTAGCTGGTCCTGGAACTGCTTGGTGGCGATACCGGCGTTCTCCAGGGACATCCAGTCCTGAAGCTTCACTGTCCCCGCGGCCATGGCCTGCGAAAGCTGGTACATAGCCCTCGAGGTAGACTCGGAGTTGGCACCAGCGACGGCGGCCCAGTTCGCCAGACCCTTAATCGACGCGACCGAGTCGTCTAGTCCAATACCGGCAGCGGTGAACTTACCGATGTTGGACGTCATCTCGCCGAAGTTGTAGATGGTCTGGTCCGCGTAAGTGTTCAGCTGGTCCAGAGCTGCGTTAACCGTCTGGATCGTCTCGCCCTTCTGGGCAGTGTTGGCGAGAATGGTCTGAACGGAGTTGAGCTGAAGCTCGTACTCCTTCATACCGTCGATAAGAGGTTGAACAGTGAAGCTCGAGAGCATCGAGGAGCCGACTTCTGCGATCTTTCCACCGATGCTGGCGAGTGCGCCGAAGGCAATCGACTGGAGAGCCGAGAATTTGCTCGTAGTCTCGGCGATGCCTGCCTGGGCCTCCGAGAAATTAAGGTTCTTGGCGGCCGCTGAGACCTGATTGATCCCCTCGACTCCGCCTCGGAATGCCAATCCCTCTTCAAGTTTCTTAACTCCGTTGAGAGAGTCTTGAACCCCGTTCATGAATTGGCCGTTGTTGAACTTAAGAGCGACTACCCGCTCCTCGATTGACGCCACTAGCCTCTCACCGCGCTTTCAAGCTGCTTGACGATGCTGTCGAATATAGGCCTGAGCGCCGGATTTATATAATCCACGCCCTGGACATAGCCACCGGTCCTGGTGCCATGCCCGTATTGCAATATGACTGCGATCGGGACACCCTGCTCCACGTGGGAGTTGTTCCAGACCAGCGAGACTCGGTTTCTGCTCCGCTTGATCTCGTAAGACCAGCTGGATGCAGTGTAACCGGACCTGACCGGAGTAGCGGCAGCTAGTGCAGCCACCCCGGCCTGTCCGCAGTCGTCGAGGAAATCGAAGAAACGGCCCTCTTTGAGTCTCTCGAGCCACTTCCCCGTGTCCATCCTCGAATCCATCTCCAGCGTGAACGCTGGACTCATGCCGCCCTCTCTAAGGCAGCCGCCATGCCAGACACAATGGCGCCCATAGCCCCTCGAGACCATGCCGTTTGGAGCTGGGTAGCGTCAGCGGGAATATGGGCAACCGTTGGGAGACCTGAGGCTTTCAGATCATTCCATACGGTCTGGGGCGCATCGAACTCCATGGACAGAATATCGCAGACCTTACCCGTGAGGAAGTCTGGATAGTTTGCCTTGCCGATATCCGCGTTGTAAGCGTAACCCCAGGTCTTGAAGCCGCGCTCTCGCATCATGTCGAACGCCCACTTGGAGTCGTAATACGCCTTGAGGATGACCTTCTGCTCCATGCCCTTGAACATGGTGCAAACGTCTTTCCACTCACCGAGCTTGTGCTTTGGATCGAAGACGATGACGTGACTCTTGGAATACGTATCGATTAGCCAATCGATCGTCGCCGGCAGGTACTGGGTCTTCGATGCCTCGGCCTTGATCTCAGCCCAGGTGTACTCGTCAGCGTTCTTGGTCAGAGCCGGAACAAGACGCGACAGGCTCTTATCGTGACAACCAAACCATACGCCGTCCTTGCTCCGGGCGGCCGAGAACTCCAGCGCATGTGCATGGTAGTCAACCGCCTGAGTGTAGCCGATCTCGGTGTGCTCAGGCCAGGACTGGGATGACCCCCGATGCCCCACGATGAAATGCGGCGTACTGAGCAGCTCCGCGATTGTCTTGGCGCCGCCTGGGATTGCACGCATCGTGCTTGTTGGCGTCTCCCGAACTCCGTCCCATACGGTAACTCGAACACCGGAACCATCAGCAAGAGTTGGATCTAGCGTACCGGTCTCCGCCTGGAGCTGGACGTCGACTCCGAAGAGGGTTTTCACACCAGTTTCCGTTGGTGGAACATACGGCGACTGAGCATACCCGACGACGATCGACGACCAAGACAGCTTGGTATCCTTGCCCCATGCGCCGTTGGTCAATGACTCGACGTTGGGCGGGAAAGTAGCCACTGGAAGGGCCGCTATGTCATGCTGCACGAACCCCGTGATCTGAGGAAATGGCCCGTTCTTCCAGCCGTCGGCGCTTCCCCCAGGGACTCGAGGGACCAGGCTCTTGACCTTGGCCCCATCGAACACCATGAGAACTGCAACGTGCCGTCCGTTGTGGGCAGGGTCCGGAGACTTCCACACAATGTTCTGTGTGTCGGCAGGATCGGCAACCATTTTGACTGCTACGGTACATGACCGGATGTCCTCGCCGCCGGCGTACTTTCCCGTCCAACCCGCGGGCGTGCAATCCCGCATGTGGTTGAGTTGACCGCCCACTACGAGCAGCGCCCAGTCCCCAACAGCTGACGGAACGCTGAGTTTCTCGTCCTGATTCTTGGAGACCGCGATACCCTTCATGGGAGACGCCATGATCAGACCTTTCGTACGATGACCGTGTTCGGAGGAGTACCCGCAGGCACCTGCTCCTCACGGCCGAGGATCAGGACATTCCCATTGCCCCCGCCTCCGCCACCAGCAGGACGATTGGTCTTGATGGTGACGTCGACGACGTTGTCCTCGCTCAGAGTTACCGTCTTGGTGGCTGGCCAGCCCTGGTCGTCCAGGAAGAGCCGAGCGTTGGTGCTTCGGAAGAACCACACCATGCCATCGATCTTGCCGTTCTCTCCGGCAGTATCAACAAAGGTGGGGCCGTCATCGGGATCGACGGTTAGTGTGGCGAACGGGGGAATGTCTCCTTTGACGTGACAGTAAGGCACGATGGCCTCACTTGCCCTCGTCAGACTTCGGCTTGGCCTCGTTGAGCGCCTTCAGGATCAGGTCCTGCTTGTAGGAGATGTCCTTCAGCCAACCAACGATGGGGCCGTCGAAACGGCGACCGGCGATACCGGCACCAGTCTGGTCGGAGACCTCAACAAGGCGGTCCTTGATCTCAGAAAGCAGATCGGTTGCGTATGACACTTCGAGTTCCTCTCCGCCGTCGCTCGTGCCCTGAGACGGACGGCCTTTGTTGTACCAGTAGCGGCATGCGTCGGAGAACGGCACGCCGTACGCTTCGTAGGACCCATACATGGTCCCGGAATTGTAGCGAGACCCCACTCGGCGGAGGTCCTCGTAGGAATCACCCTCGGCATCGATAAGACCCTTGAGGATGGAGCAGCCAACCTCGGCCGACTTCTGCGGATCCCACCAGGCTCGGTCGGGATCGTTGATGAAATATCCGTTGTAGGTGATCTGAAGCGGACCAACCCCATTCGAGGTGCCCCACTCAGATACGATGGGCCAGAAGTAGTTCTTGAAGTTGTGCTCCGTGACCTCGCCCCAGCCCGAGCAGGCACCACCGGCGTCATGGCCGTAGATGTTGGCACCCTCCTCACCGGTCTCCACCTTGAGGCAACCAAGGGCAGCCCACCAAGGACAACCGGTGGCATCGGCGGCGCGGAGAACGGCTTCCTGAATAGAGGTTCCCGCCGACGACTCGGCGTGCGAGGGAGCCGAAGAGCCGTGGTTGTCCCGCCGGCGAAGACAGTGGGTCCAGGATGCGGATTGGGTGTACGGGTGGTCGTTGTAGTAAATGGAGCGGACCTCTTGTTCAGTCTGGTCCCCCATGTATCCGTCGATACTTCCGTCCTCAGCGATCCATGCCTCGGAAAGAACTGTCGGGTTGAGGGCCGTTACTATGGCGACGTGACCTTTACCGCCCGAGGCCTCCTCAGACAAGACGATGTCGCCGACCTCGAATCCTCCGTCAGGCTCGTTGCCTGTCCAGGAATCCGAGATGTCGGCAAAGTTGCGCTGAGCACACTCCTCCCGAAGCGAACCAGTCCAGGTCGACCTGGGGAAGTAGCCGGCAGTGAAAGGCTCGCCCCACTCGTGGTGCGCCGCGAGGTTGTAGCAGCCTGCGACGAGAGCCGAACAGTCGGCATTGGCGGGCGGATTGATGAGCCAGCCGTCCCAGTCGGACCGATCGTAGAAGGTCCAGCGATCTGGCTGCGAGTAGCCGACATCTGCGACGTCGGCGTAGTACCTGGCGCAGGATGCTGCGTATTGAGATACAGTCATTTTGACCTTTTCAGCCGTTAGAGTTCTCGATGGGGGCGAAGACCGTAGGGACAATCCTAGGACCCGCGGCCTTGATGTACATGACCACCGTGTTGTTAGGACGAACCTCTATCATGGAGCCATCAATGGTCCCGTCGCCCTTGGGGAACGGGAAGCAGGCCCGGTTCTTAACCTTGAACGCCGCGGGGATGTCAACAAGCTTGTTCTCGACGTTGATGGGCTGGTTGAACGTGCCCGCTTGCCACCCATCACCCTTGATCCGGATGTAGATCAGCCCGGCCATGACGCGATACTGGTAGGCGCCCGCGCCTTCGCCCGCAGTGATGTCTTTCCACCCGGTGTCGAACGTACCGTATCCGCCAGAGGCCCTGGAGTTGAACCAGACAACCTTATCGGGCATGGACTCCGTGAGGTCGATCATCTTCTGATCCGAGCTTCCGTCCTGGCGAACGACCCGCACCAGGGCCTTAGATCCCTCGTAGAAGGGGACGTCCAGCTCAAACTCAGGATTCGCTCCCAGGGTGATCGTGGCGTCGGTAACTCCATTGGTGGGGGAGATGTAGACGGTACTGAACGGACTGGACTCTCCTCGAACTTTACCGTGGAGAAGAGGAGTTACACCAGGCATGTTAACCTCTTGACTTGTACTTGGCCCGTCTCGCCGCGTTCAGAGCCTGATTCTGTCGAAGCGTTGCGGCGGTCGACATCTTCTTGTCGGGTTGGTTCTTGACGTTGCACACTCGAATGAGTGTGAGAAGTCGGTGAAGGTGCCAGTACTGGCACTCAAACGGAATCTGGAGAGCGACCATCCAGTAATAGACCAGCTCTGACGTGATAGTGTTTCGGCTGGGGCTGGATCCCTCGGACTCCACGAATGTGGTTGCCGTCATCGAGTCCTCGATGTACTCTCGGATCCGTTTCACGTTGTCCATGGACAAATGCGAGTAGACGACGGGGTCGACGTCATTCAGGGTCATGCACTTGATGTAGTCCAGGACCTGCTCTTCGGTGAGCTTCTCGTTGCCGATGTAGGGGATGTGCCATTTGGACTCCCATTTTGACAGAGCGACGAGACTGTGCTCCAGCTCGAGGTCGCCCTCAAAGCCGTTGATGAACTCATTGCGATCCTCGTCATAGAGCTCATCCCCAACGACGTGAATCGTCAGCATTCGTTCCTCCCTGAGAGTCACCACGGACCCCGGAGCGCATCACGGGGTCCGTGGGAGTTGTCAGCCAGCAGCCTTGACGGCGGCGATGACCTCGTCAGGGGTCGGGAGCTTGGCATCGTTAGCGCCGTCGCCCCAGATCAGCTTCTCGATGGCGGTCATGCCGTTCTTGCCGATGACGCTGGAGTCGAGGGTGACGACACAGGTCGGCTTGTGGTCGGCGACGTTCACCGGGGTGCCCTTGAAGGACCACGAGAAGGTGATCGCCTCAGGGGAGTCGTTGATCGTACCGTAGGACCGCTCCGAGGGGGAGGCGGCCAGACCATACAGAAGGTGCAGCTTGTAGCCGTAGTTGTTCTTCTGCTGGTCGTTACCCTTGATGGTGCGGTATGCCAGCCCGAAGGAGGAACGCTCCTGCTGACCGATGACGACCTTGTCGACAATAGCCGAGCCGTCACACTGGAGCCACTCGTCCGGGTAGGTGTAGGCCTCGATCTTGCCCTCGAACGTCTCCGCCGAGGTCAGAGAGAGGTACTTGATGTTGTCCGCGTACAGGTCGGTCTGCTCCGCACCAGACGGGGTCTCAGTCACGTTGGTGAGACCCGACCAGGCGACGCCCTTGCTGTAAGCGCCAGTGGTGGGGTTGACGGGGAAGAGGACCCCACGGTCCACACCAGTCTCATAGAACTTCTTGCCCGTCTCGTCCCATGTGAGGACTGCCATCTATACTCCTTGGTAGATGTTGAACACGTCGTGATGAAGGTTGTGCGAGACGAAGTGCCTCTCGAAGGTGGACATAGGCATGTCCGCCAGGACGTCCAACACCGGCTCGTCGGGATTCCTGCTGATGAGGGTTACCGAATAACGCGGTGTGTACATCCAGTTGGCGTTGTCCCCGAACTTCGAGTCGGCTCGACTCCGTTCGTACACGATGCACGGGTAGGTGAGCTGGACGGACTCCGGGGGTTGGAAGTAGACGTTCCTAGAGCCCAGCGCTTCGACGAGTTTGTTGTGGAACTCAAGGCGTTGGGCCATTGTACACCTCTCCGAGGTTGAGGATGAGACGGGGGCGGCGGACCTCCACATTTGTGACGACCCAGCGCGCCCCCATCCACCTCACATACTTGATGGCGAAGAAGTTCTCCTCGGCGTAGGAGTCGGCCACGATAGAGATCTCGTTGTTTAGCCGGAGATTCTGGAGAACCTTCGGTTCACTGTCGTACTGCTTCTGGGAACGATTCACGTCCCCATAGTACTCCCTCTCCGTGATCTTGTCCTCGAACACTCCCGGCGTTGTCTCGACGGCGTGTCCGTAACCTATGCTTCCGAAGAATCTTGCCATTTTGACCGGATCAGGCCGTAGCCTTCTCGATGACGATCGCGGACTTGTACTTCGTCAGCGAGCCCGAGCAACGAGCCTCCAGCAGGTACTTCTGCTGGTTGAAGTCGATGTCGAACTGCTCGAAGAAGGAGGTCTCGCCGCCCTTGTCAGCACCCAGGGTGTAGTCCTGCATGTTGACGATGATGCCGAGCAGGTTCTGGGTCTTGCCAGCGACCTCGCGCTTGGCGCCCTCCATGACCTCAACCTCGATGACATCCGAGACGTTCAGGGCGTTGGCAACGGCCTGCTTGGTCTCGTAGATGTAGCGCTTGTTGATGTCCTTGATCTCGAGCATGTCACACACGAACGCGTTCGTGGTGAACAGGACCGGCATGCCAGAGCCCTTGTAGAACTTCCGGGACCGACGGACGATGTCAATAACGTCCTCAGTCTTGGCATCCTTATCGACGAGAACCTTGTGGGAGAACAGCTCGTCATCCTTCCAGATAGGACGGATGTTGGTCTCCTTGATCTTGTCGGGGTTGGACACCTCACGGCCGTCACCAATCAGGACGGCGCGTGCGAGCTCCTCCTCGAGGGCCAGGCGAAGGTTCTGCTGCATCCAGGCAACGACGTTGAACGTGGTGATGTCGAGGACATCGTCACGGTCAATCTTCGTCTTGTTGTAAACGGTCGTCGGCTCGGTCTTCCGGTTGGCGACCTCGTAGACGACGTCCTTCTTGCGGCTGGCCTTGACGTAGCCCTTGGCCCGCAGGTCGTCAGCGGTCAGGTTGGACCACTGGGTCTTGACGCGGGAGAAGGGGCTGTGCTTGGCGCCCTGGAGAACCTTGGAAACCCAAGAGTTCTCGCGCATGACGCGCTGGGGCTCCGGGTCCAGGTTGGTGGCATCCGGGAACAGCAGCTCCGGGTTCTTGATACCGTAGTCCGCGGCGTGAGCCAGGACGGCGGTGCGGAGAGTCATGCCGGGCTGGCGAGCCTCGGCGAAGATCTGCTCCTCATCGGCGTGAGAGAGGTGCGGGCCCATAGCAGCACGAGCGTCGCCCTCGAAGATGTTGGAATGCATCAGAGTATCACCCCCGAAGTCGCCGTGTTCGGCGTCCTCATCGTAGTCTTCGTCGTCATAGTCCTCATCGAACTCTTCGTCCTCGTCGAAGTCCTCATCCTCGGCATCAACGTCACCGCTGATCTCCTCGATAAGGGCCGCAACAGCCAGACGCTGGTCATCGTCGAGGGTCTCGAGGACATCGGCGACCGTGAGGTCGTCCTCGTCGTAAACCTCGTCTTCGTCCATGGATTCTGTGTCCTCCGTTGTTTCTCCGGAATCGTGCGAGAGCGTGAGACCTGAATAAATGACGGCCTCGTCCTCGGACTCGGTCCATGAACCATCCGAGTGCTCCAGAGCAACGTTGTCGATCAAGGCGCCCGGGTTGGCCCCGGACAGGACCATGGAAACCTCGACGATGTTGCCGTGAATAACGTCAGCCCCTCGCTGGTCGAGGCGGTTGGCGTAGATCGAGAGAGCCTTGACGTCGCCGTGCTTAACGAGCTCCTTGGCGTTCTCGGCACCGGGAGTATCGTTGAAAGCGCAGTAGGCGTAAACGCCCTCATCCCGATTCTCGAGCAAAGCGTGCCCGAGAACGTTGTCGACGGCGTTGTGCCCATGCTGCCATACAAGCGGCACGCGCTGGCCGTCATTCTCCTTGAACGCATTATGCTTGATAGTGCGTCCGTCGGAGCAGGTCAGGTCGTTCTTAGTGGCCCAGCCACTGAAGTCGAACTTCATCCTTCTCCTCTGACTTGGCTCATCGGCATGCTGAGCACTGACTGAACATCAGGACCGGAGTCCGGAATACCTCCCTCGCCGTCCAGGGAAGTATCACCCATCTGGGGGTTGATGTTCGGGTTCTGCAACTGATCCGCCTGCTCGTTCGGGGACGGCGGAAGACCAATCCTCGTACGGGCCTCGTTCGGCGTGATGACCTGATCCCTGAGCATGGTGTCCAGAGACGTGACGATCTGGCTCGGAGGAACGTTCTTGAACGGGTCACGGATGTACTGCACGGCCTGGCCTTGGGTGCGCGCGGTCTTCGTGAGGAAGGCCTTGCTCATCCCGTCAGCGAGCGCCGAGAGTACGGGCTCCACAGCCCGGTTCCAATAGTGCGTCCAGACGATCTCCGTCGCAGTACCCTTGAAGACGTCCTCCGAAATACCCAGTCGACTCATGAGCTCGGCGGTGAGGAACTTGATCTGATCAAGCAGGTTGTTCTCTGCCGGGCGGTTCAGCTGAGTAATCTTCTCGGAGCCGTCGGTGTAGGCGATCCCATGTCCGCCTTTTCCGAGCTGGTCCTCGATGGACTGAATGCGGTTCTCCGCCCGCTGGCGCATGGCCTCGGTCTTGACGACGTAGGGGAGCTGAATGATGATGTCCAGCTTTCCGGTGTATGTCTTCTCGTCGGCCAGGTCCAGCATGGAGAGCTTGCGGCTCAGTCGCTTGAGGGTCGAGTTCGGCTTGTTCATCACCTCATAGAGAGGATTCTCGATGATGGCGACGGTGCGCTTCGGCAGGATTACCCGCTCCTTGGTAGAGCGAGCCTGGTTGTAGACCTCAACCTCGACCTGCTCAGGGAACCACTGGGTGATCCGCCCAACTCGCAGTTGCTTGATGTCAAAGCTGTTGTTGGTCCTCGGGTCCAGGTCTGACTCGACCGGAACGATTGCGATGACACCCTCGTCGAACAGAGACAGCACGGCATCTTGGATGAAGGCTCGGCCGCTCTGGTCGATGTTGGGCTCCAGCATCAGGCAGTCGTTCAGGGCTGACCGCCGAACGCCAACAAACGTTCCATTTTGAGCTGTGTCGACATGTCGGATCGGCGTGGCGGACACGTCGATGGCGATCATGTTGAACAGCGACGAGATGATCGACTTGTCGGCCGTCCATCCGAGCGCGAGCCGGTCGGCCCGTACAGAGTAGGAAGGACCGAGGTTCGATCGATCGATGTCCCTGCCAGTGAAGGCATTGTAGGCGTGCTGTAGTCTATCTCGCAGTCCTATGTCCTTCACCTCCTAGTCGAACATGTCCTTGTTGAGTTTGTAAGCGACCCAGGCGTCCATCAGGGCGGCGACCGAGTCGATCTTGTTCTCCCGTCGGGCCTTCAGGAGCTTGCGGTTCCCGTTGGTGTCCTCCAGGGTGATGGCGTTCCCCATCGTGAAGGTCATCATGGACTGGTCGAAGAGGAGCTTTCGGTCCTCCGCCATGTCCTTGATCTCGCCAAGAGGCACGGACTCGGTCCGGGCTCCCTGGATCACCTTCTCGATGCCGAACGGTCCGTTCTCGTTCTCCCAGCGAGTCACGAACTCCTTGGCGTTGTACGGGTCGAAGCCCAGGCAGCGCACGTCGTACTCGCAGTCGGCGATGAACGCCTCGAGGTCTTCGTAGACGTTCATCATGTCAAGAACCGTACCCTCGAGCACCATGAGCGAGCCCTCCTGTAGGAACTCCTCATACTTCTGACGAGTGGCTCCTGGAAGGCGCAGCATGGTGCGCTCGGAAATGTAGCAGCGCGTCTTGACGCCAAACCTGCCCCGGCTGAGTGGGAACAAGAATGTGAAGGCGGTGAAGTCATCGCCCTGTGATAGGTCGACGCCAATGGAACAAGGCATACCCCAGAAGTCCTGACGGTTGTGCCGCAGGGTCTCCTCGTAGGTGAAGAAGTAGGTGTACCCCTCCATGGGGATGCCGAACCTCTTGGCCAGGATGTCGTTCCTAGCCGCAGGCACGTGCTCCGCCCTTTCGACGTCTCGCTGATATGTCTCGTAGGAGACGGTGGCCCCGAGATTTGGCTGGGCCTTCAACCATGTCGACGGATCCCCGACCTCCTTGAGGTCGTCGAGCCTGTAGTAGAAGATGGATGTGTGGGGATCCGAGTACTCCCCTCGAAGAATGTTGAGGAGCTCCATCTTCATGTTGTCGCCAGCCGAGTTCCTGACGGTACCCTCCGAGGACACCGCCAAGATAAGCCAGTCGTCAACCTTGGACGCGCCCTGCTCGATGGCACCGACCACGTCTTCACGAATATCGCCCGAGAGCCACTCGTCCACCGTGTTCATCTTGGTGCGGAGGCCCTGGAGTTTATCGATCGACATCGGTCGAACCTCGAGCAGGCTGTTGGTCATGAAATTCTCGATCCCTTTCTTTGTGGGGACGAGCTTCTGCCTGAGAGCGCGGCTGCCGGTCGTGTTCTGCAGAGACCCCTGAGTCATGAAATCGAACAGGGGGCCCTTGGCCCTTGTGATGGCGGTGCGGAAGGGCTGCATGACCTCCTCGGCCTGCTTCATTGTAGGCGCAGTCGTCACCTGGTGGGTGGTCGACGTGTCGATCGTGAGGAAGTAGGCTTGAAGGAGGGTTTCATACAGAGACTTCGCCCCGCCTCGGGCGACGATGATGTACTGCTTGTTGATGAGGCGTTGCTTCACCCGGCGCTTCTCGAAGTGGCCGCCAGCCGTCGTCTTGTTCGGGACGTAGACTGATCGCTCAGTGAAGATCCACCATCCGAAGATCTGTTCAGCCCAGAGCTTGAAGCTCGGGAGGAGCCGGAGATCGGATCCGTCGGTAAGAGTCATCTCCGCTTCCGCGAAGCGGATGAACCCCTCCACAGCGTCGCTATCGTAATAAAAGCCGGGATTGCGAATCCGATCATCTATCCGGTTCATCTCCATCTCGATCTCCTTGCAGATCGGAATCCG